TCCTAAGCGGCACTCATGCCGCACTTTTAGCCCTGATAGATTGTTTATCAGGGTTTTTTTTATCTTATATATTTGATGTACTAATATTCTAATATTCTAATAAATTATATATTTTTTATGGTTTTGTTTTGATGATAGTACACATGGGGGGAACGGTTTTTTAATTGGTTCAACATATCTCATAACATAGCATGGTACAACACAGCATGTTGTGTACTAAAGTACACACACACATGCGGAGTTGCTGAGGTACAAATTTGCTATCCTTCCT